TTTGTGTTTGCAAGTGAGTTATTTAACTTTAAAGTCCACTTAAACTTTTCAAGCGAGTCCTGTTTCCCTGGATATTGAGGGGCTGCCTCGAGCGATCCTGGAAGGTAATCGTAAAAACGACCGCTCGTCATTTGGGTAGCAACTATTCGTTCATTTATGACAGGACAATTTGCCTGATCGAATACAGATCTTTCCCAAACCTGTTGCACATTTTCAAAAGCTATAGCTCTATGTAAATATGCGGATGTTCTCTCTAAAATTTTAAAACATTTTTTAAACCTTTCTATGTACATATTCCAAATTTCTTCTGGATAAAGACTAAGTTCTCGTAAACTATTTTCCAATTCAACAACTGTTTGTTCAGTTGCATCTACACTATTTTTAATCCACATTGGTGATTCTAAAATAGTTTCCATTGCTAAAGGAGCTATATATCTATGTACACGAAGATCAAATAAAAACTTTCTTTTCAAAAATGTTATTTCAGTTAATTTTCTTGAAGGTAATTCAACTATTGCATCCTTATCTTCTAATGTATATTTCATGTTTAATTTTGAAAACAAATCTATTAAAGTAAATTGGTTAAACTTAAATAAATACTTACGTGGTATGGAAACAACATGATCATCGCCGTATGCAATAATTCCGCATTCTTCAAAAAATTTAAAAGCTGAGGTTAGAGAGATACCAAAGCTTAATTGCCACGCACAACAAAATAATATAAAAACAAAAATAGAATTTATAAAAGCAGTTAAATAATGCCCTGAAGGTAGATTTTTAAGAGCTTGATACACATTTCCTTCATATATATGTACAGAAGAACACAATGATTCCAACAAAACATGTAAAACAAGAACATCTTCTTCAGTATAATTGGTAAAAATTTCCTTAAAAAGCCCAATTATAACGTCACAAGCAGCACGAAGAAGCTGAAAAATTTGTGTTGAATCAAATCCAGCAAAATCTCCAGCAACCATGTGTTCACTCTTCCCTTCCAAAAGCTTCGCTAATCTTTCCCAATCATTGCTATAAACATTCGTGCCTATTGCAATTCCTGTGAAATTCCTTACCTTAGTCATACATGAAACTAATCCCATCATATACATTTTACAACAAATTAAATAATCTAAGGAACAAGCTGAAAATAATCTAGTCTTATGTGCTTTAGCAATTGGTTTACGTTCGTCCTTTAATGTGTCAATAAAGGGATGAATTTGTCTTTCTCCAGAAATAGCACTATTTATAATATCCTGACATCTTTCTTTCAAAAGTTTACTATTCTTTCCTTCCAAATTCCAATCAGGACCCTGACC